ACTTTCGCAGAATGAGCGGCACGAGATACACTCTGTCGTCCTGGACCCAAGCGCCTGGGCCAAGCGAGGAGACAAAGAGACTATAGCTGAGCAGTTCACCAAAGCCTCTGGGTTTCGACCCGCTCAAGCGGATAACGATAGACTCGGTGGCAAGATGCTCATGCACAGTTTCCTGCGTTGGGAACCAAAGCCACCGAAGTATATCCCTCAAGAGGGCTACTCGGAGGAGAAGGCAGCTTACGTCTATCGGAATTGGGGTGCATTGGCCTTCCAGAAATATCAGGAGGCCTTCATTCCCGAAGCTCTGGAGACGAACCTGCCGAAGTTGCAAGTGTTCGATACGTGCAAGGAGTTCATTAAGACCATCCCAATCTGCATTTACGACACCGCAGATGGTGAGGTGGCCGAGGACGTAGCCGAGTTTCAGGGTGACGACCCGTATGACGGTGGCCGGTATCTGATTAAGGAAGTCGATCAGTATATCCGCCTCGTTTGGAGTCGTGACCAGCGGATTCAGACTCTCGGCAAGGTCATTTCGAGTTTCACGGAGACCGGAGATTGGACTCGCCTCCACCGACAGATGGAGGTTTTGGAGTCAAAGAACAAGCCAGTCATGTCAGTTCAACGTCACCGGAGGTTCCGTGGGCTTCTTCGCTGATTTGTTCACACGGCGAACATTAACGTGCGAAACGTGTCAAGCGCTCAAGTATACGATAACCGTCCAGAACGACGAAATCGACTATTTGAGAGGGCTTCTCGATGCTGAGCGCGAAAAAGGTAAGGCTTCTCCGGCTGCTCAACCAATTAAGCCGGATTTTGAGGGAAATATCAGAAAGTCTCGGGTCCCTTGGTCCAGAAAGCAGGCCGAACTCGAAACCCGGTCCGCTCGTGAGGCGGCCGAGCAAGAAAAGAAAGCCTGGAAAGACCGTATCGTAGCAGCAGAGCGCGCAGATGCCACCAAGACGGGATAGCGGAGGCGGTTTCCAGATGAGGACCACAGATCCTTATCAGGCTACCCGTCCGTTCAACGTCGAGAGTGCGCCTTTTGACTTTGCATCGCAGGGTCGAGACATAGGCGAGCTTCTGGGCAACGCTGAGCAGAGGAAAACACGGCGCTGGGAGGCTCCGAACTACTCATTCAGGGAGAGTCCAGAGTTCAAGCTCGATATCGACCCAATAACCCAGCAAGTTCGGCAGTTCAAGCAGGGTGCTGCTGAGGATGACCCGATTTTTGGTCTTCTTGGCAGTGGATTGGAGTCCAGCGGAGAGGACCCGGTCGACTGGAGTATCAACACTGTCAAGAACTGGACCAAAGGCAAGTCTCCTGCACGGGTGATGGGAAGTATCGCATCTTCTCTCCCTGTAGAGGAGGTAAAGGCTGGCCTGCTTGGTGCAAAAGGACTTGCTGGCGGTGTTGCATCTCTAGGAGCTATTGTCCCGACCAGTGGCTACAGACGAGACATTCTGAAGTTGGGAGACTTGGCGAATCGACGTTTCCAACTTGACACACCAGACCTCGAAAAGAGGATGAAACTGTTGGAAGCTGCGGCTCCTGAAGGGACTGTTACTGCATTTACCAACAGACTTGCTTCTCCTACGGGTCACAAGGAACTTGAGGAAATCCTTGACCTAGCTGATGTGCAAGCGCCTGAAGCGGATATCACCGACGAGATGGCGCGGCGTATGGCAGTGTTTGGCAACAGTAGAGCACCAGCAAGGCGTGGTTCATTTCCTGGCTTGGCTCCTGTTGAGACTCCTCGTCCGACTGGTCAGACACACCAGACGCGAGAGGAAATTGCTGGTGGTCCAATTGTAGACTACGGCAGATTCAATCTGGGCGGAATCAATACGAAGCGGGTGGGTGCGAGTCCATCCGGTTTCTGGCTGGAGAAGGGCGGCGACATGAGCCGCGACGACTTCGGCACTGACGTGAGATTTCCAGAACCAGCTCGTGACAGTGCACGAGAGTCTGCTCAGACCAAGATTATGGAGCTGCTCCAGGGTGACACCCCAGTAGCTCATCAAATCTACGGTGGTGGGACTTTCCAGCAGTTTCTTCCTGACTCTTTCAAGAGTTGGCAACACAGGGATGTTAATCCTTACAATGGCCCTTCTAACGTAGTGAACCCGGAGATAGCGAATCAGCTAGCTGCAGAGCAGGCTCGTGATATCTTCGGTGGAGTCGTTGACAGGCATACTGGACAGTTCATGTTCGATCCCGCAGCTAAGCGGGTGGTTGGTGTAGATAAAGGGTATGGGTCTGCCGATAGCTACAATTTCAAAGGCAGGCTGATGCCACCTGAGATGCAGGTTGGGACGCCGCTCGATATGTATCAGGCGATTACGAAAAGTGGCCCAATGGCAGGCCTCGTAGACCCTGCTACATATCAGGACATGGCTGCTCTTGGACTGTCAATTCCACAATCTGATTGGCAACGGACGCTAGAGCCTCTCATGGAGGCCAACTGGATCACGAGCCAAGCAGACAAGGACACGGCTCTGCGTAACTACATGCGGAGCATCCAGGACATGCCTGCGCACCTTGACAAATACTATCGCGATTTCGTGAAGCCCTAACATGTATCCTCCCACTGACCCACAGGCGATGGACCCCGAGCTGCTCCCTGAGGAGTTGCTCGACCCGAACGCTCTTGCTCCGCTTCCCGAGAATCCCGACGAAATCGTGGATACTGAGGAAGAGGCGGAAGTGAATCCGGAGGACGTGTGGCCCAAGGAGGTTACGGACGCAATCCTCCGTATCAAGGATACGCTCTGCATCCCGGAGCGCAACGTTCGCGAGGCATACGTCAAGCGCCTGAAGAAGCTGGAGTGCTACTGGAACAACCTCCAATACATCTATTGGGACGCCGTCGCCCGCGACTACCGTGACTATCAGGACCGCACGAACGTCGCGTTCGAGGACCCGCAGGCAGACACCGATGTTCAAGCTATCGCAAAGGTTGTCAATATCTACAAAGCCCACGGACAGGCGTGGATTTCGGCGATTGCTGCGGGCATTCCTTACGTCAGATTCTTCCCTGACGATGCGGATAACGCCAGCGACGTCCAGACAGCCAAGGCCTACTCGAAGATTGCGGAGCTGGTTCAGCGACATAACCAGTCGGAAATCCTCTTTCTGAGAGCGCTCTATCTCCTCTTCAACACCGGCGTCGTATTCTGCTACAATGAGCTCAAAACTCGCAAGGAGTTTGGCACATTCCGTGAGCCAATCCCCGGTCAGGAGAGCCTTGTCAATCGCAGTTACTTCTGTGTCTCCTGCGGCAATCCGTCGGGTGAGGAACCGGCAGTCGACCCGCTTGAGCCACCGAATCAAATGCCACAGGAATGCCCGAACTGTGGTGTCGTCGCTCCACCTGAGTTCCAAGACCAGGAAGAAACATTCGATACGATTGTCGGTTACAATGACCGGCCGAAGTCTCGAGAGGTTCTTCGTGTGTTTGGTCCCATGCACGTGGAGGTCCCGCACTATATCTCGAAGCTCGATGAGACTCCATACCTCCGTTTCGTAACAGAGGAGCCTGTCGGCCTGATTCAAGACACGTATCCCGAGTTCGCTCATCTCATCAAAGCGAGCTATGACACCGACGAAATTGAACGGTGGGCGCGTAATGATCGAAGATATGCAGGCGAATGGCAAGACAACGTCTGCACCGTTGCGAGAATGTGGCTCCGTCCGTGGTCCTTCAACTACCACGGCGACCCCAACAGCGAGATTGTCAAGCGTCTCAAGAAAGAGTATCCCGAGGGCTGCTATGTCGTTATCGTCAACAACGACCTGGTAGTTGAGATTCTCCCTGACGTGCTCGACGACCACTGGACGGCAACGCTGTCTCCGTTCTCCGAGCACATCCATGCTGAACCTGAGGGCCAATCTCTGGTCCCGATTCAGGACATGACCAATGAGCTTTCGAACATCACACTGGAGACCATCGAGTTTGGGATTCCAGAGACATTCGCTGACCCGTCTGTTCTTGACTTCGAGAATTACTCCAAGTCAGAAGCTCGACCGGGCATGGTTAATCAAGCGAAGGCTCCTTCAGGCCAGAACCTCTCGGCAGGCTTCCATGACATCAAGGCTGCATCGCTCAGTCAGGAAGTGGAGATGTTCGCTGACCGTCTGGACAGTGCGGCTCAGTTTGTTATCGGCACGTTTCCTACCATTTATGGCGGCGCGATAGAAGGTGGTAGTGGAACTGCACGAGAATACGAACTGTCGCGCGCGCAAGCACTGCAGCGTCTGAGTGGGACATGGACCGTTCTCAAGGTCTGGTGGGCGCAGGTCATGTCGAAGTCCGTCAGGAGCTTCGCCAAGAACATGACCCAGGACGAGAAGTTCGTTAAGGAGCAGGGGAACTCGTTTGTCAACACGTGGATTCGTAAGGCGGAGTTGCAGGGCAAGGTGGGTGAGATCGAGCCAGAGACTTCCGAGGCATTCCCGATTTCCTGGGCGCAGAAGCGCGACGTGCTGCTCCAGCTCATCCAGATGCAAGACCCCCAGATTGCGCAAGTTCTCATGCATCCGGAGAACACGAGCTTTGTCGCTGAGCTCATCGGGATGGAAGACCTCTACATCCCCGGCGACGACGACCGCAACAAGCAGCTCATAGAGATTGCTCTCCTGATTCAGGGTCAGCCCACGCTCATGGGATTCGATCCGATGACGGGTCAGGAGCAATTCCAATCCTCTGTCCCTGTTGACCAGGATGTTGACCGACACGAGATTGAGGCTGAAATCTGCCTCTCTTGGCTGAAGTCGCCGGTCGGTATGGACATGAAGGAATCGAATCCCGCAGCGTGGATGAACGTGCGTGCTCACTTCATGGAGCACAACATGATTGTCCAAATGCAGATGATGCAACAGCAGGCTGCTGCGGCTGCTGCACCTGGTGGCGAAGAAGAAGGCGAGATATCTAACCCGGCACCGAACGAAGCCGCTTAAGGAGACGTAGATGGCTGACGACAACGAAACCGACCTCGACATCCTAAGTGATGTCGGAGACCCTGCCAATGCTGGTGAACAGGGCACCAGTGACTCCGAAACTCCTGACGAAACCCCCGACGACGGCGAAGTCGATGATGAGGGTGATGAGGACGAGGACGGGGACGATGAAGAAGGCGACGAAGGCGACGACGAACCTGAACAAGACGCGGCGGGTGACGATAAGGGTAAAGAGAAAGTCGAACCCGCCGTCGAGGGTCGTCCGACCTATCAGGAACTGAAGAAGGCGGACCCGGAAATCTTCAAGAAGGTGCCGGGACTGAAGGACATTTTCTTCAGGGAACAGAAGTTCTCGGAGACGTTCTCCTCGGTTGAGGAAGCCCAGATTGCCGCGAAGAAGTCGGACGATTTCGACGTCATCGAGGCCAGTCTCGTGCAGGGCGACCCGTCGCTTGTGCTTCGTGAGCTGGCGGCGAACTCACCGCAGTCGGTTCCGCTGCTCGTCGACAACTTCCTGCCCACCCTGCAGAGGATGAGCAAGGACCTCTACGTGCGGGCTACGATGCCTGTGCTGGAGGACCTCATTCGCTTGACCTACAACGACGGCAAGCGTCTGAACGACAAGAATCTGATGTATGCCGCTGGACACATTGCGAAGCACGTGTTCGGCGAGGCAAGGATACCTGAGCCCAGGACACAATCAACGGGGCCTCATCCTGCGGAGGTCCAGCTCAGGGAGGAACGGAGTCGGCACTTCAACGAGCGTTACGGTTCCTTCAATCAGGAACTCGCGACGGAATCGTATACTCGGTTGGAGAGGATTGCAGACCGGGGCATCACTGACCCGGAAGGCAAGCTGAACGGCTTCACTCGTAAGGCCATCGTGAAAGAGGCATTGGCCGAACTCGATGAGCGGTTGGGCGAGGATCAGCAACTCGCCAATACACTGCGCCAGCTGTGGAGGCGTGCAACCGTCGGCGGGTTTACGAAGGAGCACAAAGAGGGAATTCTCAACGCGCACCTCTCGCGTGCAAAGCAGCTCCTTCCCGGCATCCGAAATCGCATGGTGGCAGAGGCTCTCGGTCAGAAGGTGGCCGGGAAAAACAACAACAAGCAGAAGCGTGACATTCCGAGCGGCGGTCGAGGAGCGGTTGGCCAGCGTGGTATGGGGAGGATCAATCCTCGGACCATCGACTGGTCGAAGACCTCGGACGAAGATATCCTCGCTGGGAAGGTCACGACGAGGAAATAGCATCATGGCGCAGACTGAATTGCAGGTCAACGCCACCGAGCTGGAAAACGTCCAGGAGAAGGTCCCCGTTCTGTTCGAGCGGGAAGCAACCTTCTACTCGCAAGTCGAGAAGAGGCCGGTCGACAAGGTCTCGGCTCGGGACATGCGCGTCCCCCTGGAGATTTCCCCCGGTGGCTTGTTCGGGCATTTCGAACCGGCTGGCGGCGACCTCGGTCGCGGTGAAGGGCCAGAGTTCGACAAGGCCCTCGTGTCAACCACCAACCTGAAGCACGCGGTTGAGTGGCAGACCAAGGCTCAGTGGGCAACGGACGACGCCCGCAAGGCCCGCATCAACACGTTCCGCCACATGATGGCAACCTCCATGAAGGAGTTCCGTCGTGCGGTGGATTCGCTGTGCATGACCAACGGCACAGGCACGATGGCGACCATCTCGGCGGTCAGCACTGTGGGCGGCAAGGACACCTACACGCTGGCAACCGACGGGTTCGGCGCGCGCCTGCTTCGGAAGAAGCACTTCTACAGCGTCTACGACTCGACGCTGGCCACTCGGAAGCCGTTCACGACGCTCGGTGCCCTCAATGGTGAGGGTCCCATCGAGTATTACGACGGCCCGAACAAGCAAGTTCGCTTCAACGCCACGGTTGCAGCACCTGCCGTTCCCGGTGACAAGCTGGTCGTCTCGGGCCTGACCGCGACGCCCCCGGTGTCCCTCCTCGGGGTGCCGTATCACCACAACAACGCGAGCGTCGGCTCGTGGCTCGGCATGGACCGCGCACTGATTCCCGAAATCAGGGCCAACCGTGTTGCAGCGGCGAACTCGGCCTTCGCGATTCCGTTCCCTCGTCTCGCAGTCAACAAGGTGTCCGACCGTGTTGGCTTCGACAGCGTGATGAAGATGGAAGCCTGGATGCACCCCTGCCAGGTGCAGGCATACGAAGAGTATGGCCAGCTGGTCTCCATCATCAACAAGCAGGCGAAGGAGGAAGGCCTCAACGTCTACTTCAACGACAACATGCAGATGGCCGGTGTGGGCATCCGCAAGTCCAACTCGTGGGACAAGACCCGCATCGACTTCATCGTGAAGGAAGTGTGGGGCCGCGCCGAGATGAAGTCACCGGGCTTCTACGATGTCGATGGCCGGAAGGTCTTCGAGATTCGTGGAGCGTCGGGAGGCGTTGCGGCAAGCCAGGTGTATTACATCGTGGCGAGCTTCAACCTGTTCGTCAACAACCCGGCGGCTTGCGTCTACATCGACCAGCTGGCCGTTCCAGCAGGCTACTAGTCCGAGTAGGGTGGGGGGTGGAGCCGGGACTTCACCCCTCATCAGGCACCGATATGGATACGAAACTTCTCAAACAGGTGAACGACCTCCTAGCGCGTGAGCTGGGAGAATCTCTCTTTGGTAAGCCCAACTTCAGGGTCATCTGGTGAGACTGAAAAGAGACTTGGAACCTTTAGCGACTACTACGGAAAGATATTCCTCCGTTGCGTCACTGAGGTTCGAACTGTCTTGAAGTATCCCAACGATCAGGACCGTTTCATCTTAGAGCGGATTCAATCAGCAGTCGGTAATCCCGAACTCACGGAGGACTACTCCTACGAACCGCTCTACGTTTTCAAGGACAAGCGTGGCTTTCATCTGCCCCTGAACATGAGGGTCATCGAGTTCTTCATCAAGCGCATCAAGAATCCTCCTGACCCTGCAAAGATGCGCACTCAGATGGAGGAAGAAATCGAGGCTGAGGAAGAACGAGAAGTAGAAGAGTTCCTCGCTATCATTCACGACTCCGGACGCTCACCGTTGTTCGCCTACGAAGACTCCGTGTTTCTTGACTCTACGAAAAGGAAGGTAACGTAATGGAATCGGCAACGCTCGTATCAATCGTCCCCTGCACCATCCGAGAGCAGAAGCCTATCCTCCCGTCCGAGTTCTTCCTGGAGGCCGGCAGCTACGAGAAGCCTTCGGTCCTGCTCGTGGGCAAGGGACTCAACGACATTTACGTCGGCGAGGGTCGTGGACAAGCTGGCCCGGAACGGTCGGTCATTCGTGTCCCCGTCGAAGCTGACGTCATCGCCGCGGCAATCGTGGTCGACTGGATGGAAGCCCAATATGGCGTTGTCCTTCCTGACGCCAAGCCGGGATTCTTCTGGGTGCCCGGCCACGTTTCGGTCGCTTCTCTGGCCAAGGAACTCGACCAGGCACAGGCCCATCAGGTTCTCTGGTTCAAGAATCTGGTTCGTCTCGCTGACGATGACTGGAACAAGTTCAGGCAGCACAAGACCATCTCGGACATCCAGCGCTATGCCTGCAACGCGCTGAAGCTCGAACGGCCGTGGCTCCTGGACAACGAGATTGTCCAAGCTCTCTCGGAGTGCCCATCGTGCTTCGAGAAGGTGCATCCAAAGGCCATCGTCTGCTCTCATTGCCAACTGGTCCTCGACGAGGAACGGCACAAGGCAATGACCTACGCGAGAGCCTAACCCCGAAGCAATAGTGTTCAGCGGGTGAACAAATGCCTGATACAGCGCAGCAGGTAATCGAAGAATCTCAGGGGCTGTTGAACGACCTCGGCGGGGTCTTCTACACCTTTGACTCTCTCCTGCCTTACCTGAACAAGGCATACAGGGAGCTTCAGGATTACTACAATCTCCACGGCCTGAAGACCACGGTCGACGTGTCCTCTCCAGGGATAACGGTCCCAGCGAACGCAGAAAGTCTGGCAAATCCCCCCGCCGACCTTTTGCGGCCCATCACGTTATCGGAGAGGACACCGGGGTCGGTCGAACAGTTCACCGAGATGGACGAACGGAATTGGGAACCTGATGAAGTTCGGACGACTCACTTGCGGGTTTGGACGTGGCGGGAGGAGACGATCTACTTCCGCGGTGCCACGGCCGACCGCGAGCTCAGGATTCGCTACGTCAAATCTCTCAGCCCTCTCGCTGGTGCTGGGAGCTTCGTTGCCGTAGCGAATGCAAAGTCAGTCCTCGCGGCGCGCACTGCAGCTCTCGGGGCGCGCTACATCGGTGAGAATCCGACGCGGGCTGACGAACTCGACTCGGAGACAGGTAGAGCCTTGGATAGGCTGATCGTGACGGCAATTCGACAGAGCCAAGGATTGCCTGCACGTCGTC